AGGTGTGCAGAATCTAGCGTGTGTTGCTGGAGTTTGTGAAGTCTAACTAGATGTGAAGAGGCGGTATAGGTCTGTTGAGTCTATACCGCTTCTCTTTGTTGTAGCTACTTAGCCTTCTTAGCTTTAGGAGGGCTATGTACTAGGTACTGACTGCTGGCAGTGTGAGTCTTACCAGACATAAGCTTACCTTTATCATCCTTGTGTGTAGCACCTTTGTACTCTTTACCATCTTTGAAATAATGCTTAACACCTGTTGCCATTATCGTTTACCTTTCTTAGCTGTCTTAGCAGCGTCTTTAAAGTCTTGTGCGCTGGGTGCGCCTTTAGCACCAGGCTTCTTCATCTTCTCTTTACTACCTTCTTTAATACGTTTACGCTTTGCTGCTATGTTGGCATAAAGACCTTGCATAGTTATCTCCTAAGTTTACCACTTAACTTTGTCTGCCCAGTACGCTGCCGACATCTTACCTTTAGCAATGTTAGCAGCATGTCTAGCCTTAAACGATGCCTTCCTAGCCTTCTCAGACTCTGACGTAGGGTTCTTACCTGCACCACTAACACCCTGCTGTCCAAACCTTAAAAATTTATAAGTATCTCCTTCTTTAGCCATAACAGCATGTGACTTAGTAGGATGATCGGATGTTCTCTTAGGTTTATTAACACCGCTTAGTCCTTCTTTCTCTATCTTACTTTTTACTCTGCTTGGTACAGCCATTTGTACATCCTCTCAACATGTTCTTTAAAAACTTCTAAAGGTAAATCGCTTTTAGCTCTGTTACAATAGACACAACAGGCAACACAGTTATCAAATAAATAACCCTTAGATGAATCAACCCTATCAACTCCTGTAAACTCTATCTCATAGTCCTTATAAACAGCTTTTGGAGTGTCTTTTTGTAGAGAAGGAGAGCTAGTCATACAATCCCATTTCTTAGGAGCTATACCGCAATAAAAACAGGGTTTTGTTGAAATATCTACAAACTCTTCGTAAGTAAGACCCCATTCAAAATTACGCTTTAGCGCACCGTTTTTGTACCCCTGCATCCTTAGCTTTATAGACCTTCGCTGTTTTCCTGTTAAACCGCAGGAATCTGTGCAACAACCGCAGCTTAATTGTCTTTGTATAGCTGAGTATTTCCAAAACACTTTCTCTTTACCGCAAAGACATTGGCATACCCATGTTTTATTTTTTCTTACAAGCTCAGTTCTAAGTATAGTAAAGTTACCTATTACACTACCAGCAGGAAGCTGCTCTGTCTTTTTCGCTTTAGTCACCTGAGACACCTGCTTTAGTTAACTTTGAATCTTTCATTGCATCCTCTCTTGATCTGCTGTTTGTTCAGTGTTTACAGCAGCTTGTCCCATCTGTGTTAAATAAATAGAATCTGCTATAAAAGGTGAACGAGCCATCGGTGCATCCCTTAACAAAGATAAGTCTGCTTTATTAACTAATAACAAAGCTGAAAGGTCAGCAGGGTTGCGTTGAGAACTAGGTACTGTTGATAGATAGTTTTTAATGATACCTGTAGCATCACCATTAGCATTCATCGTAGCTCTCATTAGTGCTGCATTTCTTGATAACACCTGTCCAGCTTTCATGTTAGCTAGTTTAGAAGCTGTAAAGCCAGCAGCTAGAACACCTGTAGCAACAGCTCCTCCCACTACAGGCTGTCCAGTCATTACAGGTAGAGTTCCAGCAACTGCTGACAACATTACAGCTCTGTACCAGTCATCAGAGTTAGCACCAAAAGCTCCAAAGAACTCATAAGCTCTTTCTGGTCTAGTCCCTGTAATAACACCTTCCAGTCTCTTTCTTTCAGCAGCTGTAAAAGACTTCATAGCTTTGTCATTCTTTAACACAGAGACAAGCTCTCTTTTAATGTTCTGACCAAAGCCGCCTCTGTTAGCTAACGTGTCTATCCTGGCTGAGTTAAACACATCATCCAGTAACTGAGATGCTTTACCTCTCCTCCAGAACTCTCTAGCATTACCGATGACGTTAGAGACTACATCACCTTCTAGTACATCAGAGTTAGCAGGACGTATACTCATAATCATATCATCAACAACTTCTGCTAACTTGAGAGCTGCTGTTGATTCAGCATTATCAGAGTTGCCAACACCTCTTAACAGAGAATGTAGCCTGTCTAAATAGCCGTATGAAACCCCGTTAGGGTCTGCTGTTTTAGATTCTAAAATACCTAAGTAACGATTAACAGTAGGATAAAGACCATCTGTTATTTCTTCTGCTGCTCTGAAGTTATCAACCTGCGATCTTATATAAGCAACACTAGATGTGTCAGCTACAATACCTGCTTCATCTAGCTTAGTGTACAACCCTCTAGCAGCTCCTTTGAGCTGTGTAGTTGTTGGCGCACTCTTTAAGATGTTAGAGTTGACAGATTGATTTAACAACGACTTTCCTGTGTTAATCAAAGCACCTACAGTAGTCCCCCAAACAACAGGAGAAACTACTTGACCAACACCTCTACCAAGTTCTTCAAAAGACTCTCCTGCAAAGCGTTCAGCAAGTTGTGCAGTGACTTCACCACCGCTTCCTGACGCAACACCCATCATAACATCCTGTGATGGTGTAGTTCTTCCCATCTCTTTCAAGACACGCTGCCATGTAGAACCGCCAATCCTAGCAGCATCGTCTAACATAGATGCTCCTGCTCTTAGTATAGAACCGCCTCCCAAACCTATACTGGCTAGTTCACCTGAAGCGGCTGCAACATCTGTCAAAGCACCTTCACCAGCAAACTGACCTTTAGCACCTAAAGCACTTTCAATAGACAACGGAGCTTTACCTTGAAAACCTCTAACAGCATTAACAGGAGCTAACAGCGTATTATCCATAAGCCATGCAAAAGGTCTGTTAAACCCTGCAATAGCTTCCATACCTAAGTCAGCTACACCAGGTGCTGGAGCTGTTGGTTGAAGCTGTGGTGTTGCTCTAGGCGCAATGCGCTGTTGTTGCCTCTGCTGTGCAAAGATCATAGCAGCGTCTTCAGGAGTAGGTGGTGTCTCACCTGTAACAACTAGAACTTCCCCAGTGGTGTTATCAACTATTTCATAGTTATTGGGCATTAGCAGGTCTCACTGTGTAGGTTCCACTAGGTGTCGTAACAGAAGCTCCTGTAGCAGTGGGTACATCCGCTGGCGTTGCTGGACGCGGTGCTATACCAATCCACTCATCAACAGTCCAATCTGTTTTAGCTTTATTAGCCATATCAGCAAAAGCGTCTCTAATGAAAGAGATGTTTGCAATCTGTTGCGCTCTGCTCTGACGTTGTGACAAGCTACGGATACGAGCCTCAAGCCTCTGAAGTTCTCTCTCTGTTAGTTGTCCAAAGCCGCTTGCTCCATTAGCAGAAGCAGCTCTCATAGCTTCCAACTCACCTATACCTAAGTTAGATAGTAATGTGTCTAGGCTAGATGCTATGTTAGCTTCATCCGTTTCAGGAACAAGACTTAACACGATACCTGGAATACCTGTTTCAGCTTTACCGCTTTCTAAAGCATCAAGTATCTTGTCAGCTACTGCAACAGTGTTTTCTGAATTATTAATGACACGCCCAGCAGTGTTGTTAGCAGCATTAACTGAAGCAAGAACTTCTGTATACTTTTCACTGCCTCTGACAGGACGCTGAACAGCTATAGGATTGTTGTTCTCATCAAAACCTTGATCCCATGAGTAACCAGCAGGTGCTTTTGGAAGTAACAAGTTACGTGCAGCTTCTCTTGCTTCTGGTGTTGCGGCTTGTCTAGAAGCAGTAACAAACTTAGAAAAAGACTCAGGATCATACTGGTCAGGATCAGTTGCAGAGATGTCTAAACCTGTTTCACCTTCAACAGCAGGTGGTGTTAACCAAGTCCCTGTTTTCTTGTCGAAGATGTTATTACCCACAACAGAATACGGGTTTTCCTCTTCATCAGCTTCAGGAAACAAGATTTCTATTAAGTCTTTAGGTGAAGCATCATAAGCACCAGCTCCTAAAGCAATTCCTACAGCAGTCTTTTTACGATCATCAATCGAGGACTCTGCTAGTAAGTTCTGAAGAGCTGTCCGTCTTTCAGCTAACAAGCGAGGAGCTGCTTCAGCAGCAGCGTTTTCACTTGAGGCTGCTCTAATTTGCTCTAGCCTCATTACGTTATTTAGAGCAGCTTCAGCTTCAGCCTGCTGCTGTGCCAACATCATCTGTTGATACTGTGCAGCCTGTACACCATAGCCTTGATTACGCATTGCTGTTAACAACGCTTGCTGACCTTCTGGTGTAGCTGTATCAGCCTGTGACAGCATGTTCTGAATAGACTCAGACTCTGTACGAGTGTCTTGACCGAACAAGCCACCAACACCTCTCCTAATCATATCTTCAATCATAGGCGCACTTTGTGCTTGTGCAGATATCAAAGGAGCTAACAACTGACCACCGCCTGACAAGCCTCTTGTAGCTAACTCAGCTCTGGTTAACCCTTCATTCCTAAGCTGCATAGCTCGTTGTTCAGGTGTCTGTAGAATATCTGCAAATAAACTCTGTATGTTTGTTAACATATTTACCTCTTAATAAACTTACTGAACAAACCGCCCAAAGCTCTGTCAATGATGCTTTGCTGTGTTGTATTACCTGCTGCATCAGTTTTAGGAGTTGATAGGCTACTTATCAAAGCTGCTAAGGCGTTGCTGCGTGTTCCTGCTGCTGTGTTAGCTCCTCCAAACCTTGCTTCAAGACCTGTCTGACCTAACAAACCTTGTGCCTGTATACCAGCTCTCTGACCTGCACCGGCTATGTCAGCTAGGTTAATAGCAGGAGTCATAGATGCTATTGCCTGCTGTTGTGGCATGTATCCCATCTGGAACAGGCTTGATCCAATGTTAGCCTTCTGAGCTTGTTCAGCCATTGACTGCTGCATAGCACCAAAGACATTAGTGCTACGCTGCTCTTCAACAGCCTTAGCCCTTGCAAGCTGCTCTGGTGTACCACCATACATTGCTGTACTAACACCACCTCTACCTTGATTAAACAGCCTATTCTCTAACTCTAATGCTTCTCTCTCTTGTCCTGGAGATACCATAGCCTGTAGACGATTGAATATCTGTTGTTCTCTTGTAGCGTCATTCTGTGTAGCACTCTGCAACAACCCTGCTGCTGTACCGAACAATTCATCCTGATAAAACTTTTGTGTAGGGTCTAGTTTTATGTTGTAACCACCTGTAGGTGTTGTATCAACTGTAGACAACCCTGTAGTAACAGTGAATGGTTTAAACTGTGATCCAGCAGCCAGTGAAGTTCCTAACGTGTTAGCTGCTGTAGAAACATCTAAACCAGCTTTTTCTACGCCTCTAGCATAGTCCTCTGCTAGTGCTAAACCACCACCTGCACTTAAAATATTACCAAAAGTACCACCTTCAGACAGCCCTTTTAAATACTCCCAAATACTATCCATACCCTACTCCTTAATAAGTTCCACCAGTGATAGTGCCTATGGTGGCTGTACCGCTAACAGTTAGTGTTGGTATTGTCACTGTCCCTGTGAAGGTAGGTGATGCCTTATCTGCCTTACTATTAACAGCACTCTGTATAGCATTAAACTCTGTGTCAATATCCGTACCTACAACAACCTTCAGAGGATTCCCTGTTGCCAAAGCATCCTTAGCTGCAAAGTTCGTAGCCTTAGTGTAATCAGCCATTATATAACCCTTCCTAATAGTGCATAAATGTTCATTTCTTGTATGGAGAATGCTGAATTATTTATCGTAGCCTCTACACCTATTGACACAGCAACACCGCTGCCTGATGTATTAATGGATGGTTTATTAATAGTTGTAGGGAATGTATATTCAGCATTTGTATTAAACTCAGAGATGTTATAGTTAGCAGGATTAAGACTTGACACAAACGAGAATGCTTGTTTGCTGTATGCTAATGAATAATCATAAGCCCAGTTTAGGATACCGTTACTGCTAGTACCTCCGATGGTAATCAATGACACCTTCTTCAAGAACTTCAAGTTAGAAGGATTATCAAAGGTTAACGGATGACTAAAGTAACTCATCAGGTAAGGTGATGTGTTATCTCTATACCCCTGATACTTACCAACACCACCAGAAGTACCTATGTATAGTATACCACTTAATGTTCTTTCATAGCACAACGGTACTAAGCTTGTCCATGTTGTAGCTCTGTAGCTACCATCCTCTAGAGGTCTACGTGTATCAAAACAATAAGTAATCGAAGAGCTTCTAAAGGTAACTAAGTAGAAAGCATTCTCAGGGCTGTAGTGACACTTAATAGGCTGTGAAGATATAGCTATTAAGTCTTTAATTTCATCTCTAACATTCTTGCTGATGTCACCAATAGGTACAGACTTCTCTTGAATAGTTCTACCGAGGCTTCTAACACCTGTAGCATCTAAGAACAATATGTCAGCACCTGTGTGTTGTACACTGTCTCTAGCAACGCATCCTATGCCGTTTATAACGTCCGCTATGACCATTGTCGCTGGGTCTTCAGCACCAGCATAGACCAGGATAGACTTCTTCCCAAAGATGATTAGAAAGCCGTTGTGAGCTGTCATGGTGACAATCTCATCATACCCGTCAGGCCATACTTCAGAGATGTCAATATTACCTGAGCTACCGCCTGTCCAGATACTTCCGTTAAGCAGGTCTGACCAATACACTGTGTGTTTATCAGCAGCGAAGTCAGCACACCATACTCTACCGTAGGCTGCAATAGCTGTGTTAGCTTGTGGTGGTGTTCCTGCTGCTCCTGATACGCTACTCATCTTAGCTAGGACATCTGTAGAGCCAATGTACACTAGAGGTTCGTAGCCACGCTGGAAGAAGTACATCCTGTCGTTGAAGTTAACCATCTGCCAGTTGTTAGCAGTGATGGTGTAACTAGCAGGAGTCTTATCAACTAACGTAGCAACACCTTTGAGTATCTTGTTGTTAGCTGCTGTGAAGATTGCAGAGACACCAGCAGAGTCTTTATATTCTTTGATAGACTCTATGCCTATTGAACTACCAAGATTACTGTTGGTAGTTGTTGTCTCTAATGTAAACCCTTGTCTAGCTCCTACTCTACCAAACTTATCAATAACACAGTTGTTAGCAATAGCAGCAAAGACAGGGGATAAGCTAATAGGACTATCCTGTGTATTAATGCCAGCAAAGCCTGGAGCTGATATGTTAATACTCTGTAGTTGTTGAGCCATTACACAGTCTTCCAGATAAGTTCTTCAGGGTTCTTAGCAGCGTCTAAGGCTATGGCATCTGACAAGAAAGCCTCTGCTACTCCAAACTGCTCTGCTGCACTCTGTCCACCTGTCTCCCCTCGCTCACGCAGTGCCATAGCAAAGGCTAGTTGAATCACAGGTTGGTGAGGTATAGGTAGACTACTTGTTTCAATGGTGAGGTCTACAGCGTCTTTAATGACATTAAACACTAGGGCATAAGCTGCATCAGGCACTGGGTATACTTTAACAATAACATCACCACCACCATCTTCACCTGCAAAGGTGTAGTAGGCTGGAACACCATAAACAATGTCTTGTAGCTTTGTTTGTTGTTCAAACCATGTAGGGCTTTTGTATTCTAAGAAGATGTTATTAGTATCATTCAAAGCATTAACAACAACAGGATTAACACCACTGTTTGTCAAAGAATATGTAGCTACAGTGTTAGTTGTGTTGAATGCTATTTCAACCCTGTACTGTGACCACCGCCAAGCACTATCAACGATAGTCTTAGCATCATTAACAAAGTCACCAATGAGCTTTGAATAGGATGTCTGTGCTATTGTTTGTACTTCTGATTCACGCAACCTGCGTAGTACATTATTAACAATATCTATATATATCATTGCATTTGACTCCTTCTAAAAGCACCAAAGAGTGTGTTAACTTCAGGAGCTAGTGTTGCTGATGATTTAAATAACTCTGGTGCAAACAAGTCACTAACTATAGACGCTGCTGAGAACAACCCTGGCGCACCGTCCTTACCGTCTTTACCATCATTGCCGTCATTGCCATCTTTACCGTCACCGCCATCACCACCGTCCTTACCGTCCTTACCGTCAGTGCCGTTAGTGCCATTAGTGACTATTGGAGTCGGAGTTGGAGTTGGCGTTGGAGTTGGCGTTGGAGTTGGCGTTGGAGTTGGAGTTGGCGTTGGAGTTGGAGTCGGAGTTGGAGTCGGAGTAGGTGTCGGAGTTGGTGTAGGTGTCGGAGTTGGTGTAGGTGTTGGCGTAGGCGTAGGCGTAGGTGTTGGCGTAGGCGTAGGCGTTGGAGTCGGTGTTGGTGTTGGTGTAGGTGTTGGTGTAGGTGTTGGTGTAGGTGTTGGTGTAGGTGTTGGTGTAGCAGCAGTCTTCTTATCTAACAAGAATGGAACACCGACAGACGCAGCAGCAGCTATGATATCAGCTATGTTATACCCTGAAGCAGTTGCTACTTCTTCAGCACTGACATTAGCTTTGTTAGCTGCATCAGCAACAGC